GTTACCTGCCAGCCTGGAAAGCAGTTGCCCTCCGTGATACCGGTGGTGTGCAATCCTCTGATGCCGGGCGTCCTTGACTCCCTAGCGACCTTCAACACTACCTAGGTGGTGAGAGGGTCCAGCTCCCCGCCTATCACATGGTCGTAGCTCTGTAGTACCTTTACACAGTGACCCCAAGTCATTGGAGTATGAGACTACATCTACCCAGCGGGCGTGAGGTTGAGCCTCCCTCGATCACTAGTCCAGGTCGAGGTCGAGACAAGAAGCGGTACATCCGTTTCGTCCTTTCGGACTCATCAGAGTGGATACACATCCACTACGGACACGGACCAGGCGAACCAAAAATCAGTCCCCAAGGGCAGGAAC